TAGCGTACAACATTGCCCCTGGCAGTGACTTAATAACAGATTTCCAGAAAAAATGGAATGCAGAGTTAGAGGCTCAAATCCCCTCTACTAAAGCACGTAACCAAGTTGTTATGGTGCCAGTATATGATAGCAAAACTGGCAAACAAAAAATAGGTAAAAACGGAAAGCCTCAATTTAAACCGCTTGTTAATGCTGAAGGTGTAAAACAGTACGAACCAGTAACTACCAGCGAAACAATGATTGCTGGCGAAGGATTTACTCCAGAAGAACAAACACAGTTTATGGCTAACTACATAGCCACTAATTTTCCAACAAAACAATGGAATATGAACAAAATTGGTGGAGCAGCCAAAACTATTTACGATGCTATCGTTCAAACTAGCAACAATAACCTTGAGAGGCCACCTACATTTGAAGAAGCAGCGCCTATAATAACTAAGATTATTGGGACTGGAAACAGTCAAGTTGCAAATCAACTACTTGGGCAATATCAATCGGATGTTCGCAGTGCCACTTCAAAGCGTTTTATGAGCCTAGCCGAAGACCTTGCTGCTGGTAAAGATGCTAAACCTTTAATAAATAACCTTTCAGATTTCTTTTCTGAGGCTTTCGGAACATACGTTGGAGTAGACGACCCACTTATGGTTCGTTCATTAAATTACGTTGATGATAAAGGTAACTACCGTTTACCTAATCAATTCGAATTGTCTACTTTAGCAATGGAAGACCGTCGTTATGGGTCAAGTCCTAGGGCTATAAATGAAGCAGTTAATCTAGCACAGTCCCTCAAGAGTCAACTACAAATAGGATAATAAATGGCTGAGATTAGTTTAAACAATGATTTTGACCTTTCTGGTATTGACTGGGAAGACCTTGTTTTAAAACCTACCCCTGTTGCTACTGAAAAGCCTAAAGATGAACCACAGTTAAAGGAGACGGAGACCCTATAATGGCTAAACCTTTAACTAAAAAACAACTTAAGGCAATGCAAAAAGAAGCACAAGAAAAACTAGATGCACAAAGAAAACAACTAGCATCTCTTGAGCAAAGTTACGCAGCCTTAACAGGAAAACCATCACCTCTTACCGATAAAGTTACAGGTCCAAGTAAGTTGGCCGCTGCAGAAAGTGGCGCTATTGGCGCTGCTCAAATGGCATCTCGTATGCCTGTGCAAGTCCCTGAAGGTTCTACGGCAGCAATTGTTGCTGAGCAAGCAAAGTCAGTGCTTCAATTGCAGGCTGAGGCTTTAGCGGACCCTATGATGGACCCGTATTACAAGCGTAACACTATAACAGGTTTAAGCCCTGCTCAAGTAGAGGCTAAGAATGCAGTAGTAGAAGCCGCTCGAATATCAGGTAGACCTATAATAAGTACTGGTTTTGGTAACACTCCAATTGTTGGTGGTGGCAATGTTACTGGCGCGGTTACTACGGGGGCGACTACTGCTGCTATAACTACTAACATTGAAGTTCTTAAGGCAATGTTACGAAGTATGGGATTTAACTCATCAATCATAGATTCTTCTAGTTCGTTTTTAATGTCTTTGCTTAAAGAAGGATTAGATTACGATAACGCTGTAGCAATATTTTTAAACTCAAAAGATTATACTTTTAAAGATGGTAAAAAGATAGATTCACCATTCTACGCTGAATATGGTTATCTTAACGAAGGCTTAGTTAGACCTAAGCCTCCTTCAGAATTATACAATGCTGTAGAAGGCTACAAAGAGATTAGCGCTAAATACAATTTAAATTCTAAATTTACGTCTAAAGATTTTCTAAAGAAATACGTTAAAAATAATAAAACAGTAGCAATGTTTGATGCTGATGCAAACACAGCAAGGCTCAAAGCCATAAATGCTGACCCTGCATACATAGATGCTTTACGTCGATTAAAGTTTATAAATGAATCTGCTGACTTAACGGATTTCTACCTTGACCCAGATTTAGGTCAAGAGACCTTAGAACAAAGAAGGGCTACTGCAGCATTCTCTGCTGAGGCTATCCGTCGTGCTGGACAAGGTGTTATGTTTGATGCTACAAGGTTTGAAAAGACCGCTGCTGGATTAGTTAACCTTGGATTGAGCGAAGCACAAATTGGAGTTCAGGCAGCAAGAGGCTTTGAGAATATAGCGGAAACATTAAAGCCTATGGCAAAATTAGAAGAAATTTACAATAAGTACAAGCCTGCATCTTCTAGTGCAATTCAACAAGAACTAGAAGCAGAAGAGTTCTTAGGAACCGCATCCGAACGCAGAGCACGACTTAAAGCAAGAGAAATAGCAGAGTACCAAGGAGAAGCAGGAACCGCCAGAGGGCTCTCTTTCAACCGAGCCTCTAGACTAACAGGTTCATTTTAGAATCCCGACACGGACCAACCAGCCCCGTGCGGTGTACAAGACTGGTAGTATGAGCCAATATCAATTCCCCGATTGATATTGAGGCATACGCTAACTACTAACAAAGGGAGAGGTTGCTATGAGCAACGACCGCGATAACTACTGGGACGACGATGATGAAGATGAGGATACAGCGCAATCTGACTTCAACAACGCCGATACAGACCTCGTTAAAAAACTTCGTAAGGCTTTAAAAGCCGAACAGAAGAAAGCAAAGGAATTAGAATCAACTCTTGGTGAGTTGTCTAAAGCCCAACGAGAGCGGGTACTTAAGGATGTTCTTACATCCCGTGGTGTGAACACCAAAGTGGCAAAATTCGTACCGACTGATTTAGATGCTTCTGAAGAAGCAATTACATCGTGGCTCGACCAGAATGCTGATGTGTTTGGATTTGAAGTCCAACCTAGGCAGGAAATCGACCAAGACGATATACAGAATCTACGTCAAATGGATAATGTCGCTAGGGGTACATCATCACCAAATAGAGCGCAAGACCTAGAGATGCGATTGGCAAATGCTCAATCCGAGGATGAAATCCTTTCTCTATTGCGTTCGCAAACCCAATCCTAATTATCTAGTCACTTGGAGGTGACAAATGGCTAACGCCTTTACATCAACGGGCTCCGCAACACTCGGAGGCACCGTAGGTGGCGCAGGTTTAGTACAGAAGGCATATGACCGTCTTCTCGAATTCGCCCTCCGCTCAGAACCACTACTTCGTTCTGTAGCAGATAAGCGTCCTGCCCGCCAGGCAATCCCAGGCTCAACCGTAGTGCTACAGCGCTATGTTGACTTGGATGCAGCAACAAGCACTCTGACTGAAACAACAGACCCAGATGCAGTTGCACTTACTACCCCAACATCAGTAACCATTACTCTTAACGAGTACGGTAATGCTGTTCTTGTAACCCGCGCTCTTGAGTTATTCTCATTAGCAGACGTAGACCCAGCAATTGCAAATATCATTGCATACAACCTTGCTGATTCTATCGACCAGGTTGTTTCATCAACTCTTACTGGTGGAACTAACGTAATCTACAGCGGTTCAACCGCTACAAGCACTGCCACAATTACTGCTGCTGCAACAATTGATTCAGCAGATATTCGCAAGGCTGTTGCTAAATTACGTGCTAATAAGGCCAAGGCTCGCCGTGGTTCTTACTACTGGTGCGGTATCCACCCAGAAGTTTCCCACGACCTGCGCGCAGAGTCTGGAAACCTAGGCTGGAACTTCACACACATCAACACAAACCCAGCCGTTAATAACGTATGGGCTGGAGAAATTGGCGACTACGAAGGAGCATTCTTTGTTGAGTCTTCTCGTTTGCCAAATGCTAAAGATGGCGCAGACCAGTCTGCTCTTGCTACAACCGCAGTAACCGTTGCAGGTACATCAGCAGGCTTCACCTTCGGTGTTGCTTCTTCTGCTGTTATCGCAACCCGCGCTGAGGTTGGAGATAAGGTTGCTGGAACTGGTATTGCATCAGGTGCAAAGATTACTGCAATCAGCACTTCTGGCTCAACCACTACATTCACTGTAGATACAGCCAACACTGCTGCAGTTACCGCTACAACAACTGTAACCGTAACTCCAGTAACACGCGTATTTGATACTATCCTCTGCGGACAGCAAGCACTTGCTGAGGCTGTTGCAGAAGAGCCACACATTGTTATCGGAAACGTAACCGATAAGTTGATGCGCTT